GCGCAAAAAATTCAGACCGAAAAAGAAGCTTACAGACCGCCTGGCACGGGGGCTTGATAATTTCATCCGTATCTTTTCACCGCGTATGGCATATGCCCGCGAAGCGTACCGGTTTGCCAGCGAACACATGTTCAGTTCATACAGCGGTGCTTCTTCAGCCCGGCCGAACGGCAGCTGGATAGGAACAGATAACAGCGCAGATTCAGACCTTATACCCGAACTTGATACCCTGCGTGAACGTTCCAGGGATATGGTGCGTAATGACCCGATAGCATCAGCGGTGATAGAAGCCATGACCCTTGGCGATATAGGCACAGGCATACGCCCGCAATCACGCCTGAACAATATCATGCTGGGCATAAGCGATACACAAGCGCAGACAGTGCAGCGTGAACAGGAACACGCCTGGGAAAAGTGGGTGCCCTATGCCGATGCTTCCCAGATATCAGACTTTTACGAACTTCAAACCCTTGCTGACCGGCAGATACTGGAAAACGGTGAAGCAATATTCCTGATCCGCAGGTACCAGGACGGCCGGGGCAGATACAAGCTGTATCTGCAATCCATAGAAAGCGACCGCCTTGACACGCCCGGTGATCTGGGCCGTGCAGAAGGCGTGAACATAAGGGGCGGTGTTGAATACGGGAAGCGCAACCAGCCCATCCGGTATTGGATAAGAAAAAGCCATCCCGGCAGTTCTGGCAAATTCTACAGCCCTGATTCTCAAGAATACATATCAGTTGAACCGTTTGACAGGTTCGGCAATCCCAATATACTGCACCTGTATTTTGTTAAACGGCCGGGTCAAAGCCGTGGCGTGCCGTTCCTTACTCCCATATTGATGCTGCTGCGTGATTACGGTGAATACCGTGAAGCGGAAATAGTGGCCAAGCGCGTGCGTGCGTGCTTTTCCATGCTGGTAACAACTACCGATCCATATGGTGCTTCCCGTGGCGCAGCCAATACGACCAACGCATCAGGCCAGCGCATAGAGGAAATGGAGCCGGGCATGGTCAAATACCTTGGCCCTGGTGAGGACATAACGACCATTGAGCCTGACAAGCAGGCTGACAAATCCTATGAATTCATGGAACGGCTGCAGCGTGAAGCGTTTGCAGCACTTGGTATGCCTTATGAAGTGATGGCAAAGGATTTTTCAGGAACTACCTATACATCAGGGCGCATGGCACTGCTTGAAGCGTGGCGATACTTCCAGGTGCGCCAGGAATGGCTGAACTTCAAGATGAACCGCCCCGTGTGGGGTATGGTTCAGGAACAGGCATACCTTTCAGGTGATGTATCCATAAACAACTTTTATGAAATGCGTGAAGAATGGACACGCACGGTGTGGATACCCCAGGGCAGGCAATGGGTAGACCCGCTGAAAGAAGTAAAAGCCCATGTGGAAGCGGTCAACAATTATCTGGGAACAATTGACGACTCAACCAAATCCCAGGGTAAGAACTATGAAGATACCATAACACAGCGTGGCCGTGAAAAGAAGCTGATCAAATCCGTAGAACAGAACAATTCAGTACCTATAACAGAAGGAAACCAAAATGAAAACTAATTACCATGTTAAATTACTTGCTTCCGACACCCCCCATGAAAGAAGTGTAACTAAATTTGGTGATGAAAAACTTGGTATTCCTGTAGATGTAAAGATAAAATGGCTGTTCTGTGAGAACGGCCCGCAGATCCAGGCAATGACCTTCAGCGGTGACAAATGGGATAAAAAAGGCGTGAAAAACTGGCTGAAAAAGCACAAATATGCAGATTTCACGATAACGGACATAAAAGCCGATAATATAACCTTTACAGAAGGAAACGGTGAAAATCATATCAATATGCCCATGCAGAAGGAACTGAAGAAAGAAACCCGCAAAGTTCCCGCATCTGCCTTGAAGCTGATGGGTACGGTACCCGTAAAATTCGTTGCTGCGAAGAAGGAAGGCGATAAAAACCGCTTCCAGATACAGGCCAACAGCGGGGGTATCATGCAGCACTGGTATTGGGGCAATCTTGCGGTGGATCTTGACGGCCTTTCAATAGGCCGTGAGGATAAACCTGTATTCAGGGCACACGATACAGACCGCATTGTTGGCTGGACAGACGGGTTTAAGATAGATCCCAAGCTTGGCCTGCTTGCAATGGGGTATTTTTCAGATGTAACGGAAGATGCAAAAGATGTTATGGATCTTGCCGAAGAAGGCTTCCCGTGGCAGGCTTCCGTATTTGTACCGCCCACGGAAGTGGAATTCGTTGAAAAAGGCGAAACCGTCAAAGTGAACGGCTACGAACTGTCAGGGCCGGGCGCGGTATTCAGGAAAACAACACTACGTGAAGTATCCGTGTGCGCATTGGGCGCAGACGAAAATACTTCATCTTCTATGCTGAATGGATCAGTTGAAGATATAGAACTTGAAATAAACGTACTATCAGAAAAGGAGCATGAAATGGAATATGGTGATATTACCCTTGAAGCACTGAAGGAAAACAGGGCAGATCTTGTGGAGCAGATCCAGGGCGAAGTAAAACCCGATGAAGATACCTTCACAGCCAAGAAAAATGAAGGCGCAAAAGAAGAACGGGAACGCTGCAGCGGTATCCTGACCGAATGCGCGACATTCGGCCTTCCCGAAAGCGCAGCGGGCCTTATAGCAGACGGCAGCACGGTGGAAGAAGCCACGCAGAAACTGAAATCCATCAAGATGGAAGTTCAGAAGCTGTCTGATCCCGGTGACCCGGGTGCAAATCCAGACCCCGATGCGAACAAGGACAAATTCGCAGGCCTTGAGGGTGAAGCCCTTTTCAAGGCGCAGTGGGAACAGAACCACAACGGGTGCAATGACGAATTTGAAGAAGAAGCTGACTATGTTGCCTACTGCAAGGCAGCGAACAAAGGAAAAGTGTCAGTAATAACGGGCAAAGCCCAGGCATAGAGCAAAAGGAAAACGGAAAACCGAATATCAAAGAAACCAGTAATATTTATTCCTAAAACACAAGGAGAAGAACATGACTACATTAGCTGCTGACAAAGCACGGAAATTTGAAAACGTTGACCAGCAGATCCAGAACAGCCTTCCGGTGATAGCTGCAGATATCATCTATTGCGGTGCCCTGGTGGGTGACAACGGAAGCGGATATGCACGCCCGCTGGTTGCAGGTGATTCCTTCTGGGGCATCTGCACAGATCAGTGCGACAATTCGGCCGGTGCAGCCGGTGCGAAGTATGTGAACGTTCTATCTGAATTCTTTATCGTGGTAGCCGTCACGGGTGCCAGCGCGGTCACGGACGTTGACAGCACGGTATATGCTTCAGACGATGACACATTCACGCTGTCAAGCACATCCAACAGCACCGTGGGCAAGGTACACCGCTGGGTATCAGGTACCACCTGCGTGGTGCATTGCCAGGCCGTTTCACAGAGATCTATCTAAACAGCACGGCTTTTGCCGGTGTTTAAAGATCTTTATTATACACTACAGTAACAGGAGATAATCATGGGTGCATTAAAAGGAATCACAACAAAGGGGATCATTGGCAGTTTCTATGCTGCCCTTGACCAGGATCTGGGGCTTGCATGGATTGACAGCCTTTCCCAGCTGATAGAATCCGACCAGGAAAAAGAAACGTATAAATGGCTTGGCCAGGTACCGCAGATGCGGAAAAAACACGGTGGGAAACAGGCCAAAGAACTGAACGTGTCTGACTACACGATCACAAATGAAGAATACGAAGCGACCCTGAAGATAGACAAGGCAGACCGCAGAAGGGACAAGACCGGCCAGATCCTTGTCAGGGTCAGGGAGCTTGCCACCCGCGTTAAAGCGCACTGGTGGAAACTGCTTGCCGATCTGATCATAGCAGGCGAAACGGATCTATGCTATGACGGGCAGGCGTTCTTTGACACTGACCATTCAGAGGGTGACAGCGGTACACAGAAGAACCTGCTTACCGCAACGGAAGTAACGCAGTTGGACGTTACAACGGCCACCGCTCCCACACCGGATGAAATGTCAAAGGCAATCCTTGGCGTGATCGCATACATGCAGAACTACAAGGATGACCAGGGCGAATATCTCAATGAGAACGCCCAGCAGTTCACCGTGATCACCGGGGCCAATAACATTGGCCTTGCTGCAAAGCAGGCGATCAAGGACAAACGCCTTGACACCGGATCAGGAAGCCGTGACAACCTTCTGATCACGGATGAATTCAGCGTGACTTCTTTGATGTCACCGCGCTTTGCAGACTGGACAACCAAGTTCGCAGTGGTCAGGACGGACAGCCCCGCAAAGGCCTTCATTCGTCAGAATGAGGTTGATGTGGAAATGACCGCACTGGCTGAAGGCTCGGAATATGAATTCCATAACAGCGCACACCTGTTCAGCGCAGAAGCGTGCAGGAACGCGGGTTATGGGTTCTGGCAGTACGCTTCCAAGAGTACGCTGTCTTAGACCGCAGCACGGTAAACACAAATGGGGGCGCGGTTTTGCGCGCCCCCATTCTTTAACATTCAGGAGGCACCGACCATGACAAAAGTAAAGATCCAGACGACCAGAGAACGGTTAATTGGTGGTAAGATGCGCAAAGAGCATTTCACCATGATCACCGGGCAGACCGCAAGCGGTATAACGGCAAACGACATAGAAAAGGCTATCAAGCGCGGTGAACTTCAAGCTATAACCGTTGGCAAAGAAGATGAACCGGAAGATACCGGTGATGAAAACCCCGATGACGGGGAAGGAACCGATGAAAACAAAAGCACAGAAACACCGGAATCAGAAAAGAAGAAAAAAACCGCAAAGGATAAAGATAAATAATGTCAACCTTTCAGGATAACATGAAATCCGATCTTGATGATGTTATTTTAAATACGGATGAACTTGCCGAAGAAGTGACCTACACGCCCTATGGGGGGTCAGATGCCACTGTAACGGTGGTATGGGATGATACAGGCGTTGAAGAACGCTATATAAAAGATAACCTGCGCAAAGTTGCCGTGGCAGTGGTGGAAATATCCAAAACCGATGCTGCAAGCCCAGATACACGCGATAAATTCACCAGGGGCGGTGCCACATGGGCTGTAAATGCGATACAGGCACAGGACATATCAAGCAGCACCATGGAAGTGATCACATTTGATCAGCGTTTTATTGGCGGCAAGCGCATAAGGGGCGGTGAATAATGCCTACACCAACTCCAACAGGCAGCATGTCATTGCCCATGTATTATGCGCGTGAATCAGCAGCAGCAAGTTCCAATTTCCAGACATGGACACAAACAGCAAGTGTAGAAGCAGCCAGATTACGTGTTCATTACGGCATGGCCCCCGGTGATGCCACTGTACCGTGCCTTATTGTAAACCTAAGTGAAGAATTCGGGCGCAGGCGTGAAGGCAACGGCAACTGGATATACCGGGAAGGTTCGGGCATTGAATGGCTATTCAGGGCAGAAAAAGCAGCAAATGACAGCATACAGGAAGCCCTGATAGACTTTCAGAATGATATTGACGGTGTTTTAAGCGACATAGAAGCCCTTTCTGAAACAGGCGGGTACCTTTCTTTTAATGAATGGAACTACCTTGAAGGCCCGTATGTATATGATGCCGAATCTGATGACGGCCAGGTATTGGGTGAATATTGTGAAGCAAAATTCATGACCATGATAGAAGGCATATAACGTGCATATACCGACCATTAAATTTACCGTGAACAAGCCAAAGATACTGCAGCGCAAAACGTGGCGCAAGATCCTGAAGCGTTCATGGTTTGAAACAGGGCGGTATTGGCACCGGGTGATATTACGCAAACATTTTACAAGGGCCGGTGCAAGGGAATACAATTACCAGGAACGCACAACCGAATATAAAAGAAGGAAAAAAAATAAGAAAAAAGGAAAAGGTGAAAACAGGCCTTTGGTATTTACCGGGGCTTTAAAACGCGCTGCGGAGCGTGTGCGAGATCTGCGCCCCACCGCAGGCGGTGTTGTTGTGCATCTGCGGGGTCTACCTTCATATGTAAAGATGCGCCCCGCAGGGTTCGCATCACCGTACATGGCTGAAGAATTAACAAAGATATCAAGCAATGACCGTGATCAGCTGGAAGCGGTGCTTGATAGGAATATAGAAAAGAACATAAAAATTGAACAGAGAAGTGCCAGATTCAGCACTAAATAGAAAGGGAATATAAATGCTTAGCAAACTTTTTACCAATTGGCCTGTAGTTCTGGATACCGAAACGGGGCAGGGTGGAACGCCCGTATATGTGAATGTGCAGACCCTGATGGCAGATTCGCAGCTTGTCAGTGCTCTTGCACGTTCATCCGGTGCGAAATATGCATCATTCGGCTTTCTGCGCACAGGCAGCCCCATAGGCCAGTTCACATCATTTGATCTGAAAGAATTCTTTGATGCGGTGGGCATTGAAGAACTGGATATTGACAATGGCGGTTCTGGTGACGGTGTAAAGCTGTATTTCCAGAAGTATAAGAATCATGCTTCCCGTGAAGCCTATGATTCAAGTGAGCACATGTCAATCCTGATCGGCAACGGTACCCTGTTCCCGGTATCGCTGTCAATGCCCAATCAGGGTGATGCGATCCTTACCGCTTCTATTATCGCGCTTTCGGCAGACGGTTCAACACATCCATTTGTATTCAGCGAAACCGCAGATCTGCCTTCAGGGATCAACCCTGATGTGGATGCCCTTTTTACCATGGGCAAGGTAGATCTGAACGGTACCGAAGTGCAGGGTAAAAGCCAGGTAACCGTGAACTTCGGGGCCAACCCTACGACCAACCGCAGCGCAGATTCGGACATATACCCCACGCACGTATCACTTGATACGTTCACACCCACCATCCAGGTGGTCACCAATCACATAGATATCACATCCACGCTGACCGAAGAAGGGGCATATTACACCGCTTCACAGGTGACGGTATACGCTAAAAAGCGCGCTGAAGGCAGCAGCTTTGTACCGGACGGCACCGCAGAACATATTAAATTCACCCTTGGCAAGTGCCGGGTGGATGTGGGTGCCATTGACGGTGACCCGAAAAACATAGAACTGAACATAATGCCCTGGGATTCACCGGGAGGCGTGGCCCAGATGGCGATAAATACGGCTTCACAAATTACATAGGAGATATGAACAATGAAATTTACCATACAGTGCAATGACATTTCCCTTGGCAGCACGGTAGATATTTTCAAAACGGTTCTGGCTGCGTACAATGCCAACACGGTAGGGTACCGCTTCAAGCTGCTGCGCATGAAGGTGGCTTTTGCGGATGACACGCCTGCGGATGCGCAGATAGGTATTCAGCTGAAGCGCGTTGCCAGTGTATCAGCGGGTGGCGCAGGCACGTATGCCAGCGCGGTAACACCTAACAAGGTGGATACCGAATCACGGGCTTCTATCGTAACAGCGGGTGAAGATTGCATAACTTCAGGCGGTGTTGAGCCTACAACGTATGAAACAGATCCCCTTGACAGCTTTGAAGTGAATGCCAGGAACGGGCTGCTTGAAGTATGGGATTATGAAGATGCCTATACCCTGCACAAAGATCAGCTGCTTGGCGTATTGATGGCCCCGCGTGACGGTGGCACGGCCTACCAGGCCACGGTCACACTTACCATTGAGGAATTCTAAAAGACCATGAAGGGGATCATATGTCACGGCTTCTTTATTTTACGGATCTGCACAATACCGTAACACAGGATATAATAAACGACCCGAAAAAGCTGAACCTGGAATATGCCTTTGGAAGGGCACCAGATATAGCACCCGGCACCGGCCCAGAAGGCAGAACAGGGTGCCTTTTTTCATATCCAGGGGGTCAGAACCTTACCGGCATTCAGGATGTGAACTGGACACAGTATCCCGGCCGTGAAAACCTGTGGATAGGCCTGCCCAAAGAACCGCCCAAGCCTTCATATTTTGCCCGTGAAGCCATGATAACCGGGCATGAAGTTGAAATGGGCGATAAGAACAAGTGGCAGATCCCCGTGGCGCGGTTCATCACCGGTGAAAACCTGATGAAAACCCCCCTGAACTTCAAGATGGTATTTGACGGCACCAAATGGGTTGCAGGTGAAATGGAACCGCTGCATGAAGTATATTTCAATAAATCGGTGAATTTCTTTAATATATTCCTTGAAAAGATGGAAGCCCTGAAGGATGCCGTTGAAAAGAACAACAGTGCATCCGCAGAAATAGCGGGCAAGATAACGGTGCCAGATGAATGTGAACTGGCTTCTATAGGCATTCAGATCAATTACAGGATATCCGCACCGGAAATATCGGTGATGGGTTTGATTGATAAGGACGTAGCAACACAGTGCGCGCTTGCAGCGATAGACTACCCGTCTTTAAAAAAAAAGTTTTGAACAAGGCAACGTATAACTTATGGCAGATCGGATTGGTACCCAATTACGCACCGTCAATCACCGACATGTTTCTTGCGGGTGGTGGGGCATTTCCGGTATTAGGGCAGAATAATGGCTGATCTCCGCGTTACAATGACCGCAGATGAATATAAAGCCCTTCAGGCAGTGCGCAGGTTCGGTGATGCAGCAAGAAAAGAAGTAGATAAAATATACCGCAAGAGCAAAGAAACATCCGAAAAGCATGGTAAAGGCTGGGATAAAGCCAATAAAGAGGTATTGGGTGGGCTAAAATCCATTGCAGCTGGCCTGGGGCTTGTCACGGGGGTGGCTGGTGCCCTGAACCTGGTGCTTGAACGCCTTGAAAAGTGGCGTAATACGATGGATCAGATAGCCTTGAAATCAGCCCAGGCAGGGCGTGAAGTTACCGCCCTGGCCATGATGCAGGCACCGGGCATGGCCGGTACCGCAAAGGAACTGGCCCTGCAGACGGGCATAAGCGTTGGATTCGGCCCCGCAGATGCGTTTCAGGTGCTTCAGAGCCTTCAGGCACAGACAGGCACCCTTCAGGGCGGTGTAACGGCCTTTAAAGCTGCAGGCAGGCTGTCAAGCCTTGCAGGGGTACCAAAGGTTGAATCAGGTAGAGCCATAAGCACACTGATGGGCCTGGGTACCGGTGCAGAACGTGCAGCACGCCTTCTGTACGGCACAGGCGAAGTATCCAGCTTAGACCCCACGGAGATAGCAAAAGCCGTTCCTATGGGCTTGCCGGGCTTTTCAGCGCGTGAGGGAGGGGTAGAAGCCGGGTTCACCATGATGGCCAAGCTATCACAGGTATTTAAAGATCCAAGTATGCTGGGTACTATGACAGAACGCGCCAGATCAGGCCTGTTCGCACCGCAGCGTGAAGCCCGTATGCAGGAACTTCTGGCCCAGACCGGCCAGGAAGGCACGTTCATGGGCCGTATAGCAGCCTTAAAGCAGGCTGGTATAACCGGTACAATGCAATTTCAGCAGTTCGGCATAACCGAAAAACGCGAACAGCGGGCTTTATCTGCATTATTGCGTGATATAGTTGACCCGGTAACCGGTGAAACCACTGGTGCGCTTGAGTGGATGCGCGGGGCAGGGGGCCGTATACGGCAGATGGGTGGGCAGGAAGGCCTGCTGGGCATGAAACGTGCGCAGGCAGAAGCTGAGATACCCCAGATGGCCTATCAGCGCGTGTTTGATGTATTTCAGGCTGAAATAGAACGGGAAATAAAATTCCCCACCACAGAAGAAGGCAAATCTGAAATGCGCAAAGCCGAACAGCGCAGCCTTGATCAGATGGCCAAATTTCTTGCCATGAAGCGGATGGGCGGTCTGGCAGATATCATGCCCACGTTTGAGCCTGGCCAGATCCCGCGTGTGGACATAAAGACCTGGACAGAAGCCAAGCTGCGCACCACGGAAGAAATAGAAACAGATCCCGAATATGACCGGTATGGCCTGCTGTCACTATTCATGCCTTCCCAGACCGGGCGCAAGGAATACAGGCAGCCCCTGGTGAAGGAATACGAACAGATCAAGCAGAAGTATGATGTGGAATATAACAAATTTGCCATTGAACGTGAAGCAGAAATGAAAAGACGGGCCAACAGGCGTGCGACCTTGACAGAACGCGGTGAAGCATTGGCTCTTGAATTTGAAAGCCTGAAAACATCCATGATGGGTGGCGGGGTGCTTGATGTGAACGCCCTGAACGATATACGTGATGAAATGAGAGCCGTAAACAAGGAACTGAAAGAACTGAACCAGAAGATAGTGCCGGGAGTAGGCAACCTGGCACCAGCAGAAAAGGAAAAATAACATGGCCCATTCTATTGGCGGTGTTGAATTTGATATAATCCTTGGCACGCCCCCTGAAGGGCTGCGTGAAGGCGTGGAGATCTGGTCAATAATGGGGCATGACGGTACCGCATCTTTGAAAACCGGCAAAGCGGGCGTGACATTTCCCCTTACCATTGGTAAATTCGGCACACAGGCCGAAATAGAAACATTCGTTGCAGCCATAGAAGCCCTGGCAAGTGAAGTTGTTGACCTGGTGTATGATTCCAGTTCATGGAACACCACATACAGCAATATACAGATACGGGAAGTTGGCACACCGCCCCAGGGTCTGAGGCGTGATAAAGTAAAGGAAAGTGGCACCTGGAAGGTAAGGTGCTTCATAGATCTTATATGCGTATTAACACAATAGGAGGCAGGAAAGATGGTTGAAAAGGTAAAACAATTCAAAGTGGATACCATTATACGGAAACGTGGCGGTGAAGCGGTCAAGGATCAGACCATAGGTCTGTGCCCTGAATGCAGAGCCAAGTATCTTGAAACGAACAATGATGAACTTACCATAGGTGCTGCAATGTGGGCTTCACTGAACCATGACGATATTGACGAAAAGACCGGAAAACGGAAGATCAAGCGCGCAGAAAGCAAATCACGCGCAAAACTGTGCAGGCGCATAGAACGCGCTGAAGATTCCGATGACCAGCTTATACAGTTGGCAGATACGGAAATAGAAGAAATATGCGAACTTGCAACCAAAACATATCCGCAGATAGTGGCAGGGCAGGTGTGCCTGCTGCTTGAAGAACCGTATGAAGAACCGAAAGAAGAAGAAACGCCCGCAGGTGACGGCACTGTAGAAGATCCTGAATAGGCATGGAGGTATGACCATTGGCATGGCCCACAGAATCTGGCTGGCTGGACACAATACAGGAAACACCAAAGCCAAAAAGAAAAACCGGAAAAAAGGCGATAAAACGTCTTTCAGGCATAAGCCATGCCCCGTATCGTGACGTAATACTGACCTTTGAAGAAATCGGTGAAACACTGCTTGCGGTTGCCGATTCCATCTTTGCGCATCCGTATTATCACTGGTATCAGAACGGTTCATTTATCCGCACCACCAGGGAGAACAGCTGCGGGTTCAGGCTGGATTACGGTGAACAGGCTATAATAGCGTGCATTGACACCGCCTATGAAAACTTTGACCCGATTGCCAACGCCCCAGAAGGCTACCCGGCAGTATATACCCTGTATTTCATACGGTCACTGTCCACCGATGTTAAAGAATACGTGGTGCAGTACCGTGAAGAAGGGGGCAGCTGGGCAGATCTGGGCAAAGTGGTGCATGATGAAGCCATATGGGAACACACCTTTGAAAGCCCAAAACTGAATGACAAGACCACATATGAATTCCAGGCGGTGCCGTATGATGTGCTTGATAATGAAGGCACACCGATCACCATAACGGATATATATATAAGGCGTGTGCCTGATGCGCCTGATTTCAGTGCTTCATATTCGCAGGTTACCAACAAAATTACGTGGAGTTTAGGCTGATGGTACGGCCGGGTGAACACGGTGATGCACTGCGTGTGCAGAAGGCAGGCAGTGAGAACGTACATCTGGATGCCACGCGCACTGTATTTGGCGTGCGTGTTATTACCGCAGCGGGCAAGAATGAGCGGGGCACCGGAGAACTGCGCAACACCGGCACAGACGGCAAAACCCTTTCATACAAGGCACCCGGGTCAAGCACCTGGGGGCCGGGTATCCATATTACCGAAGCCGGTGAATGGATACTTGAAGATGGTGAAGATAGAAATAAGTGGATACGGGTATATATATATCCTGAATACCTGAAAACAGACGGCACCAGCGAAGTGCCCCAGGAAACCACCGCAGATCCCGCAGCAGCCGAAACATCTATTACGGCCGGTGCAGATGCGGTGGCAGCATCCATCCAGGCGCAGTATTATACCAAGCTTCAGATAGATGCCTTTTTTGAAGGTCAGAACGAAGAAAGCGGTAAAAAGAAGGTAGCCAGGATAAACATAACCAACTTTGAACATGCCAGCACGCATGAAGTTTCCGGTGATGACCTGGTGAACCATGACAACCTTACCGGGTTTGTGGCTAATGAGCATATAAACCATGCAAGCGTATCCATTATAGCGGGTACGGGGCTTTCTGGGGGCGGTACTATTGCTGCAGATCGCACGCTTTCGGTAGTGCCCGGGGAAGTTGACCATTCAGGCCTTGACAATCTGGATTGGAGTGTTGCAGGCCATGTGATGGATGCTGCGCTGGATATGGACAGCAACGATATTGACAACGTGAACGATTTGACCGTGGCGGGAACGATATATACAAATGCGATAGATGGCAGCGGATCTGTTATAGAAATTGAGGATGATATATCTTTAAATGGGCACCAGTTATTTCTTGAGGGTGCAACATATTATTTACAGGGTTCTGCTGATAATCTTATACACAATTACCTTGTGATCAGAAAGCCGGTTGATACAAGCTATTTCTTTATCTCTGGTGGTAATGCGTATAATTCGGGTGCAAGATTTGAACTGTATGGTGGAAGCCATGCCAGCACCCCGAACCGTATGAATATGTATGCTTCAGGGGGTACATATTTTAACGGTAATATTATAATGTCAAATCACGATATTACTGATATAGGTGATATGAACTTTGAAGCAAGTGCCACCATTTCAGGTGATACCTGGATAAAAATAACACCAACCACATATTTCAATGTTGCCACAGCAGCGGGCCAAAGCGTTTATATGGATTGCGGTGGTACGTTCTATTGGCGTGATGTAGATTCTGTAAATGCAGTAAGAATGTCACTTGACAGTTCGAACGGGAATCTGGATGTAACAGGCACAGTGACAGTAGGAAGCACCCTTTATACCAACACCATTGACGGCAGCGGATCTGATATTGTTTTTAATGATGTTCTTGATGTGAACAGCAATGAAGTTGATAATGTTGCCAGGCTTGGAATAGGTACAACAGCATCAACATCCAGACTTTTATATGCAACAAATACCACCCTTGATATATCATCTACATATTATGGCCTTGATTCTGAGGTTACTGTTACAGCAGGAACATCTTCAGACCAAAACGACCACCTTAATGCTTTATATGCTTATTCAAGACTTAATGCAAGCGGAGCAACAATAGGGCATTTACGTGGCGGGTATTATTATGCACTTCTTACTGATGGAACGGTTGGAACCGTTGGAACAAACAGGAATGTTTTTGGAACTCATACAATTGCAGATATTGACGGTGGAACTAT